ACATTGCAAACGGTCTTGATTTTTTCACTGTCAGACTGTCAAGCGGGCGAAAGTTATATTATCCTCATCCGTTCTTAGCTGAAAATGATTTTGGTAAAGAAGCACTGCATTATTATGGTGTAAGTCAGCAAAGCAAGAGCTTTTCCGAGCAAAGTACCTATGGAGGCAAGCTAACAGAAAATATCGTACAGGCAATCGCTCGTGACTGCCTTGCAATAACGCTCAGAAGACTTGATGATATAGGTCTAAAAGTTGTAATGCACATACATGATGAAGTTGTAATAGATTGCCCTATGGGGGCTATATCGCATGAAAGCGCTTGTAAATTGATGGGTGAACCTATTGAGTGGGCCGAGGGTTTACCGCTTAAAGCCGCAGGATTTGAAGGGCAATATTATATGAAAGACTAGGGGTGAAGCTAAATATGTTTAATGACAGAGTGATTACAATAACAACAGGTGCGAGCAGAAAGTCAAAAGTTTGGAATCCGCAAAAACTATTGTGGTCGGAATTTGTTGAAAAACTGCACACCCCTGTAAGAAGTACAGAAAAATTAAGCGAATACCTTTCCTTTTCGAAAGCTAAGCAAGACGAGCTAAAAGATGTTGGAGGCTTTGTTGGTGGTGTTTTTAAAACATCTCATAGAAAAGCTGACAGTGTAACAGGCAGGGATTTAATCACACTCGACCTCGATAGTATCCCAGCAGGTGGAACAACCTCAGTGCTTCAGAGAATCTCAGCCCTTGGCTGTGGTTATGCGGTCTATTCAACGAGAAAGCACGAAGAGGCAAAACCAAGATTGAGGGCTATATTTCCGCTTGATAGAACTTGTACGGCTGATGAGTACGAGCCTATCGCAAGAAAGCTTGCACAGCTTATCGGGATAGAATTTTGCGACCCAACTACTTTTCAAGCCTCAAGGCTTATGTACTGGCCGTCAGTTTCATCCGACAGTCAATATGTGTGTGAATTTGCAGATAAGTCGTTTCTATCCTCTGACGGTATGCTTGCTATGTATGTGGACTGGAGAAATATTGCAGAATGGCCGGAAGTGCCAAATGCACCGCAAACAAGACTTAAACTTGCCAAAAAACAGGGTGAGCCAACAGAAAAGCAAGGTGTTGTAGGTGCTTTTTGTCGTACATACAATGTTTATTCTGCGATAGATAAATTCTTGCCCGGAGTTTATCTGCCTTGTGATGATGAGAGCCGTTTTACATACTCAGAGGGTTCTACAACTGGCGGTGCGGTGGTCTACGAAGATGGCAGCTTCCTGTATTCACATCACGCTACAGACCCGATAAGCGGTCGTTTGTGCAATGCTTTTGACCTTGTAAGGCTTCATAAGTTCGGTGAACTTGATGATGAAGCAAAAGAAGGAACCCCAACAAATAAACTGCCCAGCTATGTTGAAATGTGTAAGCTTGCAGTATCAGATGTGGCGGTATCTTCGCTTCTGAATAAAGAGAGATATGACAAAGCTACTTCTGAATTTAATCAGCCTGTTCAAGATACCGGCGATTGGATGACAAAGTTAAGCATATCGCCGCAAAGTGGTGTACCTGTTAAGACTACTGATAATATTCTTATCATACTTGAGAATGACCCAATGCTGAAAAAGCGAATCCTATATGATGAATTTTCAGGTTTGGTAATAGTTAATGGTTCGCTGCCGTGGGATAACAGAGAAACTAAACGCAGGTGGAGTGATACGGACGATGCAGGGCTTAGACATTATCTTGAAAAGACATACACAATTACGGGCAAGGATAGAATTTATGATGCATTATCCTTGGTCGTTCAAAATAACAGCATAAATGAGGTTAAGGATTTTCTTGAAAGTCTCGAATGGGACGGAACGAAACGGCTTGAAACACTTTTTATTGATTTCCTTGGTGCAGAAGATACACCTTATGTGAGAGCCTGC